CAAAGTTTATGTTATGCTGTTGCTAAGATGAAAGATAAAATTAGTATATTAGTGAACCCACATGGTTTCAATACACATACTATTCGTTGCAGTTACATAGTATATGCTGAACGTAAAGATGTGAAAAAACTGGTAACAGAATACGAAGGAGCTACAGAATAATGGTTGCAGATCCAAAGTTAATCTCTAAAAGATTAAGAGAACAAAGAAAACAAGTAAAAGATGAGACAGTGGTTCTTAATGAACAACTTGCCTTGATTGATGTAATCATTGACGAATATGATGATCTAATCATCAAATTAGATAATAAAATACCACCACTGATTGCACCTATCAATGCTAAGATTACTGAGGTTCAACAGGCATATCTCGATAGAATTGCACATGGATGTAGAAGTGATTTGAAGTGGGTACAGGTTTCGGAAGGAGAACTATATTTTCCTAGCAGTAACTCTAATTTGCAAACTAAAACATATGAAGTTCAGAAAAACCCTTCTGAATTTAGATTCTTAGGATACTATGGAGCAAAGTTCTATAAGTTTCCAAAGAACATGGAATATGGATCGAATGTAGTAGAAACGATTAGTGATGCTGATGCAAATATTGGCAGCACTGCCTTGATTATATTTGATGCAGATGCAGAAACTTTAACTGGATTCACTACAGGTAGAACTTCTGGTATTCAAACTGGAGATTATATAACAGATTCATTAACAACTCCACAAATATTCCAAGCAGGAGCTGGAACATCTATAACTGGTTTTGGACTTACTGACTATCCAAAATACAACTATGCGGTGAGTGGATTCTGCACATCAGGTGATAATAAAATATATGGTGATGGTAAGATTGGTCTTATCACATCATTCAGCATTGGTGATGAAGTCTACGGTGCCTCAGATAGAAGTGGTAATGGACTTATTTCTGCTGGAACTACGATAACAGGTTTTGGAACTGCTATTGGTATTCAAACTTTTATTAACGACGCTGGTATTACTACAGGTGCGGAAGTTCAATTAGATTTTGCAACCTTGAGTTTACCTGTGACAGGTACAATCAACAAAGATATAGGAACTTCATTCTACGTTGGAGTCGTGTCATCATATTACTTTGCAGAATTGAGTGCTTCTCCTAATTCAACAGGAGTTAGTAGTTCTTTTATAATTATCAGGCCTGGAGATTTGTCAGATATAGAGTTTGAATCTACCAAGAATCCGATAGACCCAGTAGAGATAGGTATAGCAAGAGGTGGAAATATAGGAAAAGGTCATCTACTGGAACTTGTAAACAATGGAGATCCAGATATTATTGCACAGTGGAGACAGATTATTGAAGATCCAGAACCAGCTGTGGGTGCTGGTAGGGTAGAGTATTATGTTGGTAATTTTCAATGGCCTACTATTTCTAGAAGAGATGCTGATGGAGATGTGACCACTACACACGCACCTATAGGAACTAGATTAGTTGTAGGAATTGGTGCGACAGTAGGTGCAGGGATAGGATACACAGGAACTCCTCCATCTGGTGCAATCCCAGGCGATTGTGGAACTTATGATTCCAATATTGCAGAGAGAGAAAATGAAATGAATAGTATTATCAATGAAAATACACCTATAATACAACACTATATAAGTGGGTCAGACGCATTGCGAAATCTAAGAAACGAAGATGAAACAAAGGCATGGGGATACCTACAGGCAATAGGATTCAACAATGCTAAAGCTAAAAGGCAACTGTCTGATGCTGTACAAATCGAAGACTTCAACTGGAAAGAATTTGGCTTATGATACACTATCCTTATTGGTCATGTTATGATGGCCTTGGACAAAAATACTGCGATTGTAGTCATGAAGAATATGCAATCAAAACTCTAGAGTTGCATGAAGGTGAGGGGTTCACTTACAAAAAGATAGATGCACCCAAACCATTACCACCTGAGATCATTGATGTAGATGCACAAAAAGAGGGTGAGTTGCCTGGGCAACAGGGATTACCTTCGGCAACAGAGAGACTACATGATGACATGAGAAAGGCAATTATAGATGCCGCCGTAAATGGTTACGACAAAGTATTAGAACAAAGTGATTCACAAATTATAGATGATACATTACATTGATTGCCAAAAAGAATTTCTAGATTGGTCTAATTATGACCTATCAAAAGACGAAGTATACGTTATAGATTACATGTTTCCGCCTTGGTTTGTTCATCAAGTCGATGAAATGGTAATGACAGGATACAACTGGTTCTGGGGACATACCAGTGGATATGCCGAAGATGGTAGAGATGTCGGTGCAGATCCAACGTGGCCAGAAGCACCAGCTTTAAAACAACAGATATATCCTCCAGACAGAAATGATATTGCACAAGATAGTGCATTTAAAATGATATACAGTGCAATCATGAATACTCTTCCATTTGAAGTAGAACTTGGAGAGATAATGATAAATGGGCAACAGTGGATACATAATACAACACCTCATCAGGATTGTACATGTGACAATGGCCTTAGTTTCTGTTATTATGTTAACCATTTCTGGAACCCAGAATGGGGTGGACAACTTATGGTAAAATTAAATGACGAGTGGCATGGTATAGACCCTGCTCCAGGCAGAGTCATATTCTTTAAAGGTAATATATGGCATCATGGTATGCCACCAAACGAAAAGTATCGTGGACTAAGATCCAGTCTGGTGTACAAAACAATGAGAAAAGTTCCTTTACCATCTAAATGAAACAAATCTTTGGTATCCCCATCTTTGAAGATGAGGTTGATATAAGTAAATTTGATAATATCCCTTATGCCCCACTAGAACCAACTTGGGATTCTGGTGTTCCTTCTACATTTGGAACACAGAAACAACAGGAAGTTCCAGAGGAAATCTGGACATATTTGTCTGGTATTGTAGAGAGAAACCTTTACCCAGCACAACTGATGGGAAAGAATGCTAGGTTTGGAAATATATGGAAGAATGTGTATAAGAAACATGATTATCAGGATGCTCACATACACCCTCATAGTCAGTGGAGTTACGTCATATATGTTAATGTAACCTCAAAGACATCATTCTTTAATCCTTCAATTCATAACATTCAGAATCATTTTGGTTGCACTTTGCCTCAGTTTCCGTTAGACTATAAGCCTGAATTAGGACCTGGGCATATAATTATATTCCCATCATTCCTAATGCACATGGTCAACTCAGGTAATGAGGGAACCACAATATCTGGTAACATTTACATGGAGTATCATTAATGGCAAAAGAAAATAGAATGACAAGGGAGGAGTACCTCAAGAAATGCGAGGAAGTAGAAGATACTGCCTATGCAGAACAGGGACACCCTCAGACATTCGGAAACAATCTATTGCTTCAAAATATTGATGCTTTTGGTGCTGAGATTGCGAAACTATCCACTGCTGTAAGGGCGTTGGAAAGATCGGCTAATGATGCTGAACTCAGGATTATTGGTCTTGAACAAGAAATTGAACTACTAACTAGGGAGGTTGAAATTGGTAAAACGCACACACACGATAACAAAGAAGAACCCACAACATAATCAGATATGGGAATGGGAAGAGACTCCAGAACTAACGGCATATATTGCCAAGCAAACTGGCAAACAGGTGCTAAAGGATGCCCCTAAGATACCCGAATCTTAAAGATCATATATTTGAGTACGATTTGCTATCTCATCAGGAATGTGATGAGATAGTTTCTCATTTAGATTCTAGTGAATGGGATGACTTCATGTGGTATCAGGGCTCAACTAATGAACATCTTGATCTTGATAAAGATTCAAAGATGAAGTCAACAGTAGATTGCCCAGAGGCAACATCTATAATACAACCACATATAACTGATGAGTTGCATCGTGCCTTCCATGAAAAATATAATTATTACAGTGTTGGACCTGGTGGTGGCGGTTCATTTTGGGAAGCTAGCTCAGGTATAAAATACAATAAGTATGCTGTTGGCGATTATCTTAGTCCTCACTACGATCACATTCATTCTCTTTTTCAAGGACAATTTAGAGGAATACCTGTCACAAGTGTAGTAGGTGTATTGAATGATGACTTTGAAGGCGGTGATTTTATATTTTGGGAAGAACACACTGTCAATATAAAGAAGGGAAGTGTGTTAGTATTTCCAGCACTGTATTTGTTTCCACATGAAGTCACTCCAGTTACAAAAGGAGTTAGATATTCTTGGATACAATGGATTGTATAGTCCTGATGTACGACTCAAAAAGACATGTAGGTG